GCTGTTGGTGATTGCGGTGCAGCTCTCTGTGACGGTGTGCCTGTTTCTCGGGCATACTACGCTTGCATGCAGCGCTTTGGATCCGGTGCCCATAGTAGGATAAGGGAGGCAACCGGCATGGAAAGCGGCATGGAATTCATGTCCCGGCGGATGAGCGATGTTGGACTCGAGGTCACCGAGGCCACTCGTTATTCATTCTGGCTGGCATTTGGAATAATGCCAGATTTGCAGAGGGAAATGGAGTCATATTATGACGCGTACCGGTTGGAGTACAGCGCTCCCGCCCCAGTTGACGACCTTACCACGGCGTCACAAAACGGTTCCCCCCCTCTTCTTTGGTTATACTGATCAGCTGGATCCATTCGATCAGGACACGTTGATCCTTCACAGATCCTTGAATGGCATTAGTCCCTGGTGGAGGGACGTTTCCTCAGCCACTCCCCTACTACGCAGCAAGCGACATAGTTGGACAGCTCGTTCGCGAGCTAGCTCCATCAGTGAAACAGGCTGTAAACGCAGGGGTACAGGCCGGAGCCTCTTCACGGTCGAGGAGGATGGGCTCCAACAAGGGGTCCAGGAAAATGCCCAAACAGGGAGCGCCCAAGCAGCAATCCAAGAACCAGCAGTCCAACCCAACAAAGAATACCATGTCGTTGGGGAAGACCGTAAGCCTGGGAAATGCCGATAGCATGCGGGTGCAGCAAAAGGATGTTGTCACCATCAACAACACCACAGTTTCCGGGGTATGCAACTTGGTAATTACTTGTGGTCTTGCCAGCACTGTAGCTGGCGCCTCCAATTACTTGAGCCTGGGCACAGCAGTGCCTAGGCTAAGTACCTTGGGAGGGTTATACCGGGGGTTCAAACTGAACAGCATCAGTTACACCTGGATACCTAACCAGGGGTACACCGCCTCAGGCAGCGTGTGCATGGGGGTTGACCCTAGTCCATTGTCAGGATTGCCTTCCTCATATGGATCTGTGTTGCACCACTCTTCCTCAAAGATGTTCGATGTAAAGGCGGGGACCACGGTCACGTGGAAACCCCAAATTGATTCGAAGAGCGGGACCAGATACACAACGGCCACGACTGGGCTCGATGAGGATGAGTTGAGCTTTGCTGTTTTCCAGCTGTATTCTACCAATGGGATTGCAGCATCTACCAACATTGGTAATCTGATTGTCAGTGCTGACATTACTTACGTGGGAGCGATGTAAGC